CCCCCATCCATATATCATAGATAATTAATTATTTTTACTTCGTAATTTTACCATTATGCATTAATTATATCATATTTTGTAAAAGTAACATTTTTATATTTTGATCTAACTTTCTAAATTTTTCCTATTACGTAGTAAAGGAATAGCTATATTAATTAACTATTCCTCTTTATAAATTTTCTGTTTTTAAATTTTGTTAGTTGTTTCAATGTATTGATTATCTTCTTTAATTAAGATACTGCCTTTATATTTGTTCCAAGTATTTCTAATAAGATTTGTCAGATGTTTTACTAATTCATTTGTCAATATTGAATAGATTATTGTTACAATAATAAACACTAAAAACATTGAGGTTCCTTTATTAGGCAAATATTTTAGAAATATCTCTCGTATAAATAAATGGTTTAAATACATTGCATATGATATTTCACCTAAAAAAGATATCATCTTATTATCCAAGATTTTTTTTGTTATTCCCCTATGGTAAAAAGAAATAACCATGCTAACTGCTAAAAATATAACTAATACAAAATCACTTTGTTTTTGAGCAACATTTATACTACACAAAATTACAAAACTAAATATTAGTATTTCACAAACACAAAGTAAATTATTAACTACTTTATTAACTGAATATTTTCTTAATTTATTGTATATTTCATAGCATATGCATCCTAAACTCATTCCAGCAACAGCTCTTAATAATCCAACTCTAAAAAATAAAATTGATATATTCCATTCTCCTAAATGATGTATGTTAACTGAATAATACGAATATATGAATATAATCATAAATGGCGCTATTAAGTTAATAAAAATTTTCTTGTAGTTTCTTATCATATAATAAATGAAATAACCACCAATTAACATCGCAGAAATATACCAAGTTTGAGGATTATATATTTTACAATCAATGCTAAGGATATGCAACATCAATATTGTATATATAGAATTAAAAATATTCTTGCATATTACAATTAGTGATGTTTTACTTGATATCATTAAAAATGAAAATGTTATAATGAGCGAAAATATATAATGTGGATATAATCTTATAGCCCTTTTCAAACTATATTTGAGAGCATTATCTTTATTAACTGAAAACATCATTAAAAAGCCAGATAAGATAAAAAAGAATTCTACTGCTATATAACCACCTTTAAAATATGAAACCCCACCAAAATAAAAATTATTGAAATGATAAGCACATATAAGAACAGTAAAGATGAATCTCCAAAATTCTATTTCCTTATTTTTTTCTTTCACATCAACCACCCTGTATTACTATATCATATATTAATACAATAAATCACCTCTATTGTTATATCTCGCCACATCTTTTCTTATTGTACAACAGTTTTAATAAAATCTTCACCAGTAATTTCCTTAAACTGATCTGATGTAATATCTCCAAATTTATTAGTATCTGTAATTACTGCTTTCCTTAGAAAATCTGCATCAACTAATTTCATATCATAAACCATTTTCCAAAATTCCATTATGCATTACCACCTTTCAAATTCATAACTTCTATTTTTAAATTAGCTATTGTCTGCAAAGCATTTGTTATGACCACATCTTTTTCCATATTATCAATTTTAATATTTGCTACTTCTTTAGATAGAATTTCTTCTGACTTTGGCACTGATTCAATAATAGAAGGCGCTGAATTCAGTTCATCTTGCGTTGCTGTTTCAGCCCAATTGTTTCCACTCCATTGTGGTTTTAACATAGCATTTGCCTTATTCCAATCTGATACAATTATACTTTCATTTTCCTTCAATTTATAAGCAAGTGGTAACTTATTTTCGTTAATAACCACAAACTCTACTTTATATCCATTTTCATCTATAACAATTCCAAACATAAATTAACCTCCTATTCTACATAGTAACTTGCAATAAGATATCCACGATTTATATTACTGCTAGGTAATCTTAAATTTACAGTTCCATCTGCCTTTATTGCAACATTACAAAATGTATCTGCATTTGCTATAATTGAGTAACCTCTACCAATAGAACAAAAATCCTTTGACGGTCTATATCCTATTGGCAAAGTTCCAATACTTTCATTTAATAATGTTGTTCCATCTTTATGACAAAAATTCACACATATAGTTACCATCCCAAATGAATTTTTAATTACCTTACTGGCCGCACTATCAAACTCCATGAAGGAATCATTAAACGGAAAACTAATTGAAGTTTTCTGCGTAATTTCTGACAATGATGTAGTATTTGAATCAGCTATTGTTTTAACTTCATTAATTGATCCAATAATAGCTTTGTTTGTAGTATTTAATGTTCCTGGACCTATTATTAATTCTTTTATTTTTTGTAATGTAGTCTTTCTAGTTTTATCACTTTGACTTATATAAGCATACTCTTGACCATCAAGTTCGTTTTCTGCTGTTATAAAATCTTTTAATTTTGGCATTTTACTACCTCCTTACATTATTACATTTTCATTATTATCATCAGTAACATTATTTCCATCATCATCAGTTACAGCTGCATCTAAATATATAAATTCATCAATTATAGTAGTCAATTCTATAATTCTTGCTTCATAAGCGTTCCATTTGTCTTTTTCAGGCCTAGTCACATGAATATCTGCATTGTTAATATGCTGTGTATAAGCTGTATTGCTTTGCTTTAATTCGTCTATTGTTAAATTAGCAGTATTTACAGCAGTATTTAAATTGCTTGTAGCAGTATCACAACTTGCTTTAGCTGCATTTGCATTATTAATAGTTGAATTTAATGCAGTATTAGCTGTATTAGCAGTACTTGTACTTGCATCTACTTGAGTTTTAACAGCATTTGCTTGAGAGATAGCGTTACTTATCTGAGCTAAATTCTTATCTAGATTTTCTAGTGGTGTAATAATACATTCTGGTACTGTCCCATCTGTATTACCCATTACTGTCTGCTCAACATCTATTTCAATATTAAAACTTGTTTTCTGTAAACCATTATTACTAAAAAATAATTCTAATAATAATGATCCTGCTAATTGAGTGAGTGTACTTTTACATTCAATGTGAACTCTACTGGTACTAGTACTAACAATTGCATCTTCAACTTGCCATGCCTTTTTATTTTTATTTGCTTTGATCATACAATTCCAACCAGTTAAATCAGCTAATATACTCCCATCCCACATTTCAAAATCCAATATTAAAGTATCATTTTGCTTACAAGCCTTTTCTGGAATATATGTCTTGCTCTTTAAATTAACTTTTATTAATCCAAGTTCGCAAATACCTGATGTTCCCAAGATCTTCACCTTCTTTCAAAAAGAAAACACTTACAATTTATTCTGTAAGTGCTAATCTAGTATTAATTTTCCCTTCAAGTTTTTCAACAAATTCTTTTTCTTCTATATCTACTATAGCAACAGTTTCTTTTACATTGCTTTTAGTGATATTTCCTTTTTCATCAATTTCAGAATAGGTGTATACTAGCATTTTACCTATGTTGGAATTTACTATCGCAAATCCCTGTAATACCTTTTTTATCATAATTCAATTACCTCCATTAAATCATTATTTTCTTCGTATATATTTGTATTAATAATATCTCCCGTTATAGATGTCGTATTACTTATGACACTACTTGTATCAATTACAGATGTATAACTACTTTGTTTCTTTATTTCATCAATTACTTCTTTTTGTTCTAATCGTACATTTTCATATCCTAGTCTTTTAGCTTTAATTTCCCAACTAAATTCTGTTCCTTTTTCACAATGTATAATACAATAATTTTCATATTTTTCTATATGATTTATTGAAGATTTACAATTATAAACTTGTGTAAAAACGTGATAATCAAACTTTGTATTTACAGTTTCTAAAAATATATTATCAAAAACTATTATACAAATTTCTTCTTTAGCTACTCCAAAACCAACATCACCGAAGAAATATTCGCAAGTTTCATAAGCATTAATTCTTAAACTACCAAAATTCTCAGTTGAAACTATACAATTTTTGCTACCATGAACATCTAAGTCTGTAAAAGTTGCACTCTGAGCAGAAAAATCACATTCCATTAAATGAAGTTCATCTAAATTCATTAAAGAAGATATAAAAGCATTTGCATCATTTATATTGTCAAATTGAATATCTTTTAAACACGCATTCCCATTATCAAAATAAAATACTCTATTGCTGCCACTATATACTTGTAATCCACCATCATGTATTGTTTCTCCAAAGCTATCAAATATAACCTGCATTAATGTTTTATTCTTAACTGCTATTGCAACATTATCATAGTGTTGCTCTATCAATGTACCAAATTCCCCCGCACTTACTTTTAAACTGATAGCATCTTCAAGTACCTGTATAGATGATTCTGTTTGTCTTTGTACATTCTGTATACTTATATCAATTTCATTCGTTTTAGCTTCAAAAGTCACTTTTAAATTATTAGTTGCTTCCTTAGCATTAGTATCTACTTTTTCAATATTTTCTTTTAATTCTTTTGTTTTTTTTTCGACTTTTTTATCAGTTTTTATAATCTTTTTATTTGTATTAGTGATTGTAGTTACTATATTTGCTTTTTTATATCCAATTTCTGCACTTTCTAACCTTCCTGTCAAAACATCTCTTGTAATTTTATAAATTCGTCCCATTAAATTGATATTTAAAGGTTTTATATTAACTTTTATTGTGTCTCCTATAGCAACTCTAGTATTTTGTATTTCAGAATAGTCATTTTCTTCAAAATTAATACAGTCCGCAAGTTCTAAAAAGTTTAAAGTAAGATTAAAATTAACTTCATTTACTTTTTCAATATTAAATTTATCATTACAAGCTTTTCTTAACTTTTCATAAGCTTGTTGTTCTGTGCAAACTTCACTTGCATTCGTACAATTTCCATCTTCGTCATATTCAGCCTCTACTATTGCAATGTCATTAAATTCAACAAACTTAGTAAAAGGATTATTGGCATCAAAATTATAAGCTTTTATACTTTTTTCTGGCAACATTAAGTCATTTGCCCCTACTGGTATTATTTCAGTAATTGTATCTGTATCCTCTAATGTTAATTCTGCTCCAGTTATATTTTGAGCATAACTTATAGTAATTCCATTGGGTTGTCCTCTTTGATCTACAAAGTCTACAATAAAATTATTAGGTACAAACTCCCCACCATACGTATTTAATACCGAACCATCGCTATTGTCACCTTTCAATGCTTCTAATACTGATTTTCTACTAATGTCTAAGTTACTAATACTAGTATTTGTATCTTTATTACCAATAGTAAATTCATGAGAATTTATTGTGTTATTTAATATTTCTTGCACAGCTTGTTTTCTTGTTTTGCCAACAATATTAGCAGCTAAAACACCATTATTAGAAAGTTTAGCTATTGAAATAGCTTGTGCATAGCAACTCACAACTTTATTTTCAAGTGAGGGTTTTGATTGCCTTATAACAAAAAGTTGAGGTTCTCTATCATCCCATGAAGGTGCTTTTATAATGTCACCTGTTACAAGTAAATCAGAAATATCCTTTGTATCATTCAAAGGATATTCTAAGTTTATTTCATATACTGAATTTATTTCTTCAATACATTTACAACTATTACATTCTGAAAGTACAAAAGCATTATGTTTAAAATTACTTTCGTTATTCTTATACAAATTAATCATGCTAATGTCCTCCAATATGGTACTATCTCTACACTTGTTACATTTCCAGTCCAACTAATATAATTTTCTTCTGTGTCCAGATAAGGAAATTCCCCTTCCATGTATTGACCTTTATTATTTAAAACTAATTTTAACCGCGGCTCAGATATTATTGTTATTTCTCCATCAATGTTAGTTATATTAAAGCTTCTATTGTTTATTGTAAATTTAGTAGCCCCAGTTCCTTTTATAGTTATTGTTGGATAACTTTCATGTGTATTGTCACTATTGTATAACGTTATTGGGGAGTTCAATGTAATAGTATTATCTCCTTCGGCTAAGTATCCAAAAGGCTGACAAGAAAATATTATAGGGAAGTAATATAATTGATTTCTAAGCACTTCTTCGAGTGGTATTTTATTATTAATATAAGCCTTATAATATACATCTTTATTATTTTCAAATATAACTTTTCCTGCTCCTCTAAGCCATTTTAATAATACATGAGGCTTATTCCCTATATAGTGAACTAATACTTTTTTATCTAACATTTCAAAGCCATCACTTTGTAGTAAAGCTCCATCCATTCCAGGTATTTTTATAGAATTTATTTTTTCATCAAATGATGAAATTGGAGGTAATTCTTTAACTATTAAATTCATATCTTTACTTGAAATATCATTAAATATAAACATATATAACTACCTCCTTTTAGACATCATAACTAGTTCTATAGAATTCAAACTCTTCTGCTAGTTGCTTTACATCTGTTTTTCTAATATTATTGAAATTCTCAATATGAAGTGCCATACCGTCTCTAGTTTTGCTCTCTGTTTTATTTGTTTCACTTGTAGCAAGTTGAGTGTTCTTAGGAATTGTTTGCATTTTCACACTAATGTCTGTAGATAAACCTTTTACTGAATTAACTACTTTATGTTTATTTTCTTCAATTCCTTTTGACAGTCCTTCCATGAAATCCGGCATGTAAGTTTCATAGTCTGTGAGCGGACCTTCATCTGGTACTGAAAAATGTATATAAGAACGAATTTTCTCTGCTACGCTTTCTATTGACTGTTCAACTTCGCCAATCATTCCATCTATTCCATCAACAAGTCCTTGTATGAAATCTTTTCCCCATCCTATAGCCTTATCTGGTAGGGATGTTATGAAAGTTATAGCACTATTGAATCCATCTGTTATATAAGTACTTAACGTATCTAAAATAGATCCAATACCATTCTTTAAATTTGTGAATATACTAACTCCTAAATTATATAATGTAGGAGGTAAATTTTGAAAAAATGAAAGAATTCCATTCCATACAGTAGTTACTCCTGTGCTTATCCCTTGGCAAATATTAACTATTATAGTTTTAAATCCATCCCAAGCAGTTTGTGCAACTGTTTTTATCGTCTCCCATAGTGAGCTAAAGAAATCTTTAATTCCATTCCATACAGTAGTAGTTATAGTAACTATCCCGTTCCATTCTGTCTGTACAAAACCGACTATAAGTTGTAATGCTCCTGAAAATATTAATTTTATACCTTCCCATATCATAGAAAATGATTCTTTCAATTTATTAAATATATTAATTGCATCTTCTTTAAGTTTCGTAAAGTTTCCAGTACAAAGATCTATTATTAAAAGTATTGCACCTAAAAATATTGTCTTTACTGCCTCCCATAATCCTGTAAAGTAAGTTTTATATCCATCAAATATTGTCTTTACTCCACTTATAAGCCAATCAAATTTAGTTGTAACCAAAGTTACTATTGCAGTTATAATTGTGCTTGTAGTTGTTTTTATTGAATTCCATATGTTTGTAAATATAGTTCCTATTCCATTTAAAATATTTTGTATATTGGTTTTTACACTGTTAAATAAATTACTAAACCATTGTGGAATTCCCTGGAAAAATGCTACTAGACTATTCCATGCATTAGGTATTGTTACTGTAAAAAAATTAACTAATGCATCTATTACAACTCCAGCAATTGTTTTTATAGTTTCCCATAATCCAATCCAAAAATTTCTGAATCCTTCTGATGTATTCCAAAAATAAATAAATGCTGCTACTGCTGCCATTATTGCAAGAACAATCCACGTCAAAGGACATGCTAAAAATGCAAGATTAAGCCCTGTCTGTGCAACTGCTGCACCTTCTGTTGCTGCCGTTTCTGCTACTGTTGCTACTGTAAACAACCCCATTATCCCTGTGACGGCTCCTATAATAGTTGATATTCCGCCTATTAATCCTGCTATTGGAGCAACTGCTGCAACTAAAGCTAAAATTATTAATATTGTTTTCTTTGTTCCATCACTTAATCCAGTAAACTCTTTTGTTAAATTCGAAACATATTGTGCTATACTAGCTACTATTGGAGCTAACATAACACCAATGCTAGTTGCAGCTTCTTTTGCACTTTCAGAAGCAACTCTCATACTATTAGCTGCACCATCTGAAGTATTTGCAAAATCCCCTTGTGCATTTTTAGTCATTTCCATAACATAGTTATATCTAAGTTGTACTTTTTCAGCTTGTGTCATTTCCTCATATTTCTTTGTTATACCTTCCTTTAATGCAAACTCTTTTAAAGTGCTATCTTGCATAATAACACCTAGAGATTTTAACGATTCACCTTCTCCTGTAAAAATACCTTTTAAAGCATCTTGTGCCTGATCTATTCCTATATTTTTAAAAGATGATAAGTCTCCAGCTAAACCAACTAAACTTGTTGACATGTTTGCAGCTTCACCAGTAGATAATCCCATTGCTGTTCCCATATCACCAAATAAGGCTGACATATCTAATGCTGAACCAGAAGCAATACCAAAGTTATCAAGTGTAGTTTTACTCCAATCCTCAACTCCTTGAGCACTATCTTTAAATGCTACTTCTACTTTATTTGTACTTTCAATAAAGTCACTTCCCAATTCAAATGATGCTGCTCCCAATGCTCCTATTGCAATAGTTGCTGGTGCCATTTTACTTGCTACATTTCCTGCCGAAGTACCTATTTTATCTGTTGTTCCTGATATCTTGCTCAATGTAACACTACTTTTTTCAGCTTGCTTTTCGAGACCTTTTAATTGCTCTTCTGTTTTTATTACTTCACGTTGTAAAGCTCTATACTGTTCTTCTCCTATTTTGCCTTGTTGAAACTGTTGTTGTACTTGCTTTTCTGCTTCTTTAAGTGTATCAAGTTTAGCTTTAGTATTACTTACACTTTCAGCTAATAATTTTTGTTTCTGCTCTAATAAAGTAGTATTTGTTGGATCAAGTTTAAGTTGCTTATTAACTTCTCTTAATTCACTTTGTAAATCCCTACTTGTTTTATTTACACCTTGAAGTGCATTATTTAAAGGAGCTGTATTCCCACCAATTTCTATAGTTATACCTTTTATATTATTAGCCATAAAATCCCTCCTTTCTTGAAAGAAAAATGAAGAATTAATTCGCTGATTTCTGCAAATTAATTCTTCATTATTTCCCTTAATGATTGTCTATCTGGCTGAGTCTGTTCTAATATCCAACAATTTTCAAGATATTCTCTTCCTTCTTGTGTTTGTAAATACTTGTGTACTATTGAGTCTCTAAGTAATAGCCAATATTCAAACACTTCTAATTCTTCAATTGTATCAAAATTATACCCTGTATAATCACTTACTATTTTCTCTTCAATTGTATTAACTTCATAGTGCCCTTCATCGCTATCAGTAGGATAATAGGGCACTTTTAGTTTTTTGAGTTTTTATTTTTATTAAGCCAATTGAAATACTCTGTTAAAAGTTCATTCATTTGATCTGAATCTAATTCCTCAATATATTCATCTGGAACTTTTGATTTTGACTTATTTTTATTTAGAATCATTTTTATACATTCAGTTAAATCTTCAATTGCATTTTCTTGTTTTTCTTTAGATATCGATGTTATTTTCTTTAATACCTTAAGTTTTGGTGGCTCTGCTTCCACAATAATGCTATTTATTTCTTTTCCTTCATCATTTGTTACATTTAATTTTACTTCAAAATACCTTTTATTTACTGAACTTACATCAAACATTTATTATCCTCCTATGATTTCGCATTAACAGTAGTTTTACCAGCTTTTATAGCCGTAAATGAACTATCAACTTCAATAATTTCTATTTCACTTCCCGTAGTTGCTGTTAAATCAACAGTTCCATCCCATGCAGTATAACCTGCTGCAACATTGCATACATCGCCGTATTTTGGTAGTACAACTGTAATTCCTGTTTTATACACATAACTATTACCATTAGTGATCAGTGGTGTTACAGTAATTTTAGTATCTCCACTTAATGTTCCAGCGATTGATATTACTGTTAGGGGTTCAATAATCATAGGTATATCCTCTTCATAGATGATCATTGTTCCAACTTTATCTAATGGAGCTGCTTTAAATTCTGCATCTATAACAGTTTCTTTTGCTTTATCAAATTTAAATGCAAATCCTGCTTGATTACTACCAACGATCGTTATTCTTAAATCTCCATCTACTACATCTTCATGAACAAATCTTATTATATATTGTTTTCCATCTTGATTACTTAATCCACCGATTTTAACTATTCTTTTTCCTTTTTCTTCTGTAACTCTTGCCGTATTACATATTTTTTTAAGCGTATTTCCGTTCCAAGTCAATATTCCACTTTTAAGTGTAACTTCTTCTTCAGTAAGGTATGTCTTTTTAATCAACCCTAAATCATCATCTACATCATAAAACTTTGGCTTATATGTTAAAGTAGCTCCACCACTTATTAATCCTAAAAGATTTCCTTCCGTTTCTATGCTATTATCTGTTGGAATTTCTCCATTAAATTCAGTTGTGTATAGTTTTCCACTTCCTAAAACAATCTTTTCACCATCTGTTGACATTATTGTATCCCTCCTATTTTTTCATAAATATTAAAATCGTACACTGTTTGATAGAATTTTTCACTATCAACCCATGTACGATTTCTCTTAAATGATATTGCCTTTTCATTCAATAACGTTTCTACGCTAGCCTCTTTTTCTCTGTTAATACGTTCTGAATACATTTCAACAGTTATGCTTCTATCTACTAAACAATTTTTGTTATCTGCCCCACCTGTCTTTGTATCCTCTGCAAAAACTATATATGGAAGTGGCGGAGGTTTAAAAAAACAATTTTCTGCTACTTTCATTCCTGTTAATTCAAGCCACGTTTTAATGTCCAGCATTTTCTATTCCCCCCTTTGCTAGTTCTTCCATACGTTTTTGTGCTAACTCTTCTCCATATTTTATATGAGGATAAGCGTTTGACCTTCCACCATCTCTAAGAGCATGACCATTCTCTAATAAATGTGTAAGTCTATGTTGTCCATTAGCTACATACCAAGTATTTCTTTTATTAAATTTATCTTCATATGATGTTTTTACTCTAAATGCTTTAACATACTTACCAGTAAGTTGTTTAAAACTTATGTGCTTTTTAATTTCTTCATTAGCTTCTTTGCCAACCATATCTACTGCTTTTTTAATATTATCTGTTACTTCTTGTGTATACCCCTCTAACTCTTGAGCAATTTTACTTGATAACTCATCTATATCGATATTCGCCCAAAGTCCCATTATATCACCTCAAACATTTCTAATTGCCTTAAAGTCAAATCTATACTTGGTGGATTGCTATCCTTAATATTTTGTGCAAGCTCAATATCATATTTCCCTATATTTAATAGATCTACAGAATCATGTAGATCTATGCCTGGTACTTTAGGTATTCTTATAACTGCATTAGCTTGCACTTGAACTGCTTTTGCAGCAAAGTGTCTATTAAATCCAAGCACTCTCTCTTCATATCCTAAGCCTCGAAATTTATAGTTTCTTTTTCCTTCTTCATCTTCTGTATAAATGTCACATACTCCATCACTAAAGCTTGTAAATTCAATATTGGGTACTTTAATTTTCATATGTCACACCTTCTTCTACTTGTTTATCTATAATAACCTGTGCCTGACATCTTAAATGTAATGATAATAATTCACTTTGAAAATTATTTTCAAACATTTCTAAAGCCTGAGAATTTGCATACCTACAATAATCAAATAACAATGTTCTTGGTAAGTCCTCTTCTTTAAAATCAAGAGTAGACACGCCTGCTACATCTTTTAAGCGTGCCATTCCCCTTTTAATCATGCCAGTAAGGTTTTTATCTGTCTTTCCATCATTCCATGTTATATGGAGATAATCTTTTATATCTTGTAACAATATTTCAAATTCCTCTTCTGACATTTAGATCACCTCTCTTAAACCATAGAAGTTACAGTTATTTCTCCAACAGCTTTACATTCATTAGCAGCATTAACTTCTACAATAACAAGCTTATTACTAGTGACTGCTGTTATATCAGTAACACCATCCCAAGCACTCCATCCACTTGTAAGCACTTGATTAAATACTGGCAATGTAACTGTAGCACCAGTCTTGTATTTATAAGTATTACCTTCAGTTATTGACTGTACTAATGTAATCTTTGTTTTACCTGAAGTTGAACCAGATTCTGAAGTAACTGTAAGAACTTTTAATGCTTGCTCATAGTTTGTAACTACTACTTTTAATTGAGCAGGAGTAAGTTTTGATATATCTAATAGAATAAATGCGTTATCATCTAATGCTCGACCATTACCATAAAGCTTAGTTAAATATGTTCTAACATCGTCAAGGAACTTAAATTCATCTGAAAATTCAATTTTTCCTCCATTGTTACCAGAACCAATTCCCATAAAATATCTATCTGCAATACCAATTATTGCACTACCAGCTGTAACTGCACATGATTGAATAACTTGAGTTGGATATGGAAAAATATCATTTACATATGTTCCATTAGTTGATTTCATAGTAGTCGCAGGCATAACCTTTGTAAAATAGTCTGTAGGATTTACAACAAGTAATACCTTGCTTATTGATCTAGTTTTTCCGTTTGGAGCTTGTGACAATGTGCCTAATAATGCGCCATAAGTTCCAACTTCAAGATCTGCAATTGCTACTGCTGTCTTTTTAGGATATACTCCACCAGTTACAGTTACATCATCTGAAACACTTCTATCCATTCCAATTGGTTCGTTGTTTCCAGTTCCAGTTACAATTGATGTTTCTAACGCTAAAGCAATTGCTTCAGATAGTGTCGCTCTAACATATGCATCTACCCATGTTGGCCCAGCTTCAAGCATATCTTTACTTATAAGCATAAATGCAGATAATTTGCAGATAGTAAGGTCAATTTTACCTATTGCTCCTTCAAGTTCTTTTGTTATTGCAGAGTTAAGATTTCCCCATGTTGCTAATTGTGTTCCTTGTTTATTTAATATCATCTTAGTTAAAATAGTTGTATTGGTGAAGCTTATTGCATCTAATAATGGGTGTGCTGTCTTAATATCAGAAATAACATTATCAATAATTGTTTCAGGAAATGCTATGTCAAGGTCTGTAATGGATTGTCTTGGATTTCCTGACTTCATTGCACCTATAATACTTTGATAAAATTTATCCTCTTTCGCAGTTAATTGATGGATTCCTCTATTGGCAAGAATGTTACTATCTGATGTTTCTTGATAAGCTCTATATTCTTCCATTACATTTTGTTGAACTGTTTCAGCAAAATCAGAAAACGCTTGTGATATTGCCCCTTCATCAGAACTCTTAAAAGCTTCCACTAAATTTTCCTTTAATTCTTGTTGTATTAAATCTTTTGATTTCATATTATTTCCCCTCCAAATTTTCATTTTTAAATATTTGCATTAATTTTTCTGCATTAGTTTTATTTTTATTGAATTGTTCTGGTACATTTGGTCTTGGATTATTTTGTTCTAATCCTTGTTTTATAAACTGACTATATTGCTGTTTGGCTAATATTATATTGTCATTTTCTTCTTTCCCCGCAATTTCATCTGCTAGTCCATATTCAATACATTGTGCTGCATTAAGCCATGTTTGATTATCAAGTAATTGCTTAAGAGTTTCATCATTAAGTTTATCTCCAGCCTTTTCTAAGTAGCTTGAACAACTAGAACTGTCTATTACTTCAATATCATTAGCAGCTTTTCTAAGCTCTTCTGCATTTCCATACACATACATTGATGCATGGTGTACCATCATAAGAGCATTTACTCCCATTACAACCTTGTCACATGCCATTGGTATTACACTAGCTATAGAACATGCAAAACCATCTATATAAGCTGTTTTATATGCATTACTCCTTTTTAATTGATTGTAAATTCCAAGTCCCTCTTTTACATCTCCACCATAACTATTTATATAGAGATTTATAAACTTAACATCTCCAGAGTTTCCAAGTACTTCTTTTATGTACTTAGCTGATGTTTCACTTTGTATAGTTTCACCTGACCACCAATCATAGCTATCACTAGCTATATTGTCATATAAATAGATATCTAATGTGCTTTTATCCAGTTGCTGCTTGATCATCCACATTTGTTTGCTCACTTCTATCATCCCCTTCCAAGTTGTTTATGTCTGAGTAGTTTTTGGTTATCCAATGTTTTTCACTCCAATCTGTTTTAAGTAAAGTTTCTCTGAGTTTTCTTCTTAAATCATCAATACTAAACATTCCACTTGCTATAAGCTTATCTACCTTTTCAGCTATAGCGAATATATCAATATGCTTAATACAAGTTGTATCAATATCTAAATATGAGCCTTCTAAATATGCCTTCTTTCCATACCTCTTTCTATTAATTTCTTCACAAATCATATCTACTAAAGGATCAATACAGAACGTTAGGAAATTATCTGTTATTTTTTCAATATCAGCTATATCTCCTTTTAATAATGCTGGAGGTATTTTAAGAGCTTGTGCTACTCTTTCAAAAGCTTCTTTAACTAAATTTTGAATGTCTACTATTTCACTAGTGGACTTTTTATTTCCATCACCATTTTTTTCGTCATATTCAACATTTTTAGGCAAATCTAATACTGCATTTTCAGCTTCAAAATATGTTTTGAACTTTTTTGCAAACAATTCTTCTATTGCTTGTTTTTGCTTCTCATCCCCACTAGCAACCTTATCTAATTTAACTATTCCCTTTCTTCCACCAGAACGCTTATATTTTCCGATAGCCATATCAATTAAATTATTGTAACCTTTCATCAAGTTAGATAGTAAAAGTCTCATATCTTCATTATTCAGTTTGAAATATAACACTTCGCTCATTTTAAAAGTTCTATTAAATGTGAAATCTTTTCTAGTTACAGTTTCAAATACATTTTCCACTAAAGCATACTCACGTTGATTAAAACTGTCAGCTATTATTAATTGACCATTAGCTTCTACAATTAGACATTCATTTTTTGATAGAAGTTTTGAAATAAGTTCTTGTATAAATTCGCTTGAATTTTGATTGACATTAGGTTCTATATTCCATAGATAATATTCATCTTGTTTAATTTCTTCGTTTTTGAAATACGTTTTAAATTCACATTTTGAAATGCATCCAGATATTAAATTAACAGCAACGTTAATAGCAAACTTTTCTATAGCTAATTTTGCAGCACAATCCTCTAGTTTTTGATTTAGATATATTGTAGTGTTAGATCCAAACATATCTCTAATAAACTCTATTATTTTCAATCTCTCACCCCCTTTCAGGGCATAATAAAAAGCCTTATTACTAAGACTTACTTTCTATTACTGATAATATTTTTTCTTTAACTTTTTCCCTAACTTCTACTGGAACTTTTTCGTTTTCTATTAATTCTTTTATAATGCTTAAAATTTCTTTAAATTCATCATTATTTTTTATGTTTACATCTACTGATAATCCTTGCTTTTTATCAACATAGGTTGCATTACCCATAGGTTTCAATACCCCATTACACTTAGCACATCTTTTTCCGTCATATTTTGATATAGTATAATGACCACATTCTAAACATTTATATGCTGTTAGATTATTCATCTTAATTCACTCCTTTAATATGTGTAAACTCCAAAATCACTAATATCTATTGTTTCTCCACTATCTTCTAATTCAGTTCCTCCAGCACACATTGCTGCTATAAATGCCATAAAACCATCTGTCTTTCTTGACTTAGATTCTATCTTTCCAAAACTGTAATTATCGTGTGCCTCTGCCTTTAAACAAGTATTGTTTATATACCACCTCATTAAAGGATTATCTCCCCATATAATATTATGATTAGTAAATTCACTATTAATTATTGGATATATAAGCATTTGATTACTTGGTCTGATAAGTTTAATATTATTAGTTCCTTGTTTATCACAATCAAAGCCTACTGCTCTCAATGATTTAGCTAATAGTGTATATCTGTAAGTATCCATACCTAAAATAGTAAGATTATATTTTTTAGCCTGCTTAGCTAACCATAAAGCTGGTATATCTGGTGATATTTCTACATCATCAACAAAAGTTAAAAAACCTGCTTCCTCCCATTCTCTAAGTGGTGCTTTTATTCTTCCTAAATCATTGCATTTTTCGCATACCCATGTATGAGATAACCAATAGTATTTGCCTAAATATTTAAATAAAAGACCAGCACTTACAAAATCAGTTGTTTTAGCATAATCTATTCCAACAGTGCATGTACAGCCTTCTAAATTAGGAATAGGTTTATTAGTTGCAAGTATATTTTCCCAACTCGTTACTTCAACATCTTTATTACCTTTAGGGATATTCATTCTTTTAGTCATAAATGCTGAATTACTTATAGAATCTTCTTTATAATTCACATATTCTTTTTTTAACTCTATTTGTAAATGTGGAAAGTGATGTAATGAAGGATTAGCTTTATCCCACATCTTAGGATTGTCCACTTCTTTTTCATCATCTAGCTTACAAATAAAAGGTAATAATCCATTATCATCAATAGCTCCTATTAGTATTTGTTCTGCTCTTCCTATAAGTTTATCAAGTGGTCCATCTCTAACGTCTCCATTTGTTGTTGTAATAGTAGTTCTTGGATCAGCCTTTTTACCAAGTCCAGTTAGAAATACATTTATTGTTTTGTACTCCTCATATTGATGGTATTCATCAAAATCAACTTTTCCTTGCCTACCTCCATCTTTTGTTTTTGCATTAGATGTTCTGAATCTAAGTTCCGATTTAGTTTTCTTATTAGTTATAACTTCCTTATTCCAATCAAAATGAATTGATAATTTGGTTTTATTTTCTTCTAGCACATCATAAACATCATTGAATGAAGTTTTTGCTTGCTCTTCACTATTAGCACAAATATCAATATGATATTTTTTAACTTTGTTATACTGACTTATCAAACAAAAATCTTCAAATGCTAAGTAACCATTTTTACCAGCACCTCTTCCAACTAGAATAAATAAATCGGGCCATCTTAAAATACCTGGTTTAGAATATGTGCAATTATGAAGAGTAAAACAAAATACTTCCCATTCGAGCAAATCAAACGGAAAGTATTTTTGTAAACTTAAATATTTGCATAGTGCCTCTTCATCTACAAATAAGTTTTCTTCTTCAAAGCAATATTCTATGTAATCACATAATAGCAATTGCTCTTTGCAAACCTCAATTTCTCCACTACGAACTAAATCAATATAACTCTGTATTTCTGGTATAAGCTTCTTAGAGTTCATCATCATCATCTTTTTCTTTTATTACATTATCAGTTGTTAGTCCAAGTTCTTTGAGAATTGCTAATTTTTGTTTACTATACATCAATGCATTTTTAACGGCAGGATTTTCTTTATCAATTGAATATCCTGATGCTGATTTTGCTTTATATGAACGACCATTAATTTTAATATCTTTTTGCATAGCCTTTTCCTGTTCAAAAAACCAAATGTATTCATCAATTAAATCCAAAAAATGTTCTACATTTGCATTTTTATTTTCTAGTTGCTTAATTAATGATTCTTTAATATTTTTTGCACTTGCCATATTTTTTTAATTCATCTCCTTTCGTATATTTTTTCTCACGTACGCGAGCCAACTGTTCTGTCTTACCTACTACCCGTTCTCCCCATGCATGGAGTTTTTTCGTTTTTTTTACCCGGGGGTATCATTACACTCTTATCTTTACCATTTGCTAAATCTATACCAATATAAACAGGAACTAACTGACCTTTCCATTTGTACAACATATCTTTATCATTCATTTAATCACCATCTTTCCTTATTCAGTTGTGGTTTAGGTTTATTATTAAACTTCTCAGGATGCTCCTCATCATGACAGCTATTGCATAGTGAAGTTATATTATCTAATGTCAATGCAAGATTTGGTCTCTTCCTTACATGTTCCTTATGATGTACACATTGAGCTTTACTATATAATCCTTTAGCCTTACACTTCTGACATTCATTGTTATCTCTCTCTAATGCTTCAGCTCTAACATGTTCCCACAATGCACTGTTATAAAAAGCTTTGATATTATGATATTGTATAAGCTTATTAAGCCATTGTACTAACTCTATTCCCTCCATATCATTAACCTCTTTACTCTAACTTATTGTTTATTTCTTTTTCTTTTAACTTAGTAAGCCTCTTATCATTAGCAACTCGGTTAGGATCTTCTTGCCACTTCACCTTCTCTCTATTGTTTAACCAATACTTTTCAGCTAACAAATTAGGTGGTGAATATCTTTCCACTTCTTTTACTTCAACATGTTCTTTAGTTAAAATAGTTTTCCCATCTGCTGCTATAACTTCCTCTTTAACTTTCATAGCTATTTCTTCTTTGTATTTATACCCTATACAGTTCTTGAATAAAGCTCTTTCAACCTCTTGATTCTTTTTATCTTTTACCGTAGCAATTATATCCTTAAGTGCTACGCTATTGCTCTTATATTTCCTATATGTGGAATATGCAACACCAAGCTTTTCTGCTATTTCTTTATCTGTATAATTATTCTCAATCCATGATTCTATCTTATCTAAGCTACTATTTATTAGTTCCTCATAACTATCACTTCTTGCCATCTAATCACCTCATTTATCGTAGCACTCACTTTTAAATGTGCTACGATAATTTTGTTTATTTCCTAGATACTTTATTTTCCTAGTTTTTACCGAAAATTTATGCTTATTTTTGGCATGTTTTAAGATATATAATCCCTTACTTTGTGTAATTCTAAGGTATTTTATTTTCAATATATCTACTAATATATGCATTAAAAATTACCCTCTTAATATCTATGTGCTTAAAAGTAAGGTATTTAAGGTTAAAAAAAATGACTATTTCCCATTTATATTAGAACACATATTTATCTGCTTTTTCTGCTGATTCTTGCAATATATCTTCATCTAAGCCGATATATTCCATTGTTGTACTCGCTTTTGTATGTCCAAACAATCTTTGCACAAAATGAATGTTTTCATCATGTTCTAAATATTGAAAATAACCATATGTTTTACGTGCAGTATGTGTTCCTATAGATCCTATTATTCCAAGCTCTTCAATTACACTTTTAAAAATCTTTCCCAAAGCTTCTCTTGTTATATTTTCTTTAAAAGGTTCAATACCTTCTCCTTTTTGTGACCAATATAAATATTCTGCATCTGACTTCTCTTTTATATAATCTTTTAAAATACTTCTAAGTTTATTACTCAATATTACTACTCTTTCGAATTTTACTTTTCTAGTATTTTTAGTCTTTTCTTCAAGAATAATTAATTCGCCAGTCTGAATTGCTTTTTTTATATCTGCAACTGTTAGTTTTACTAAATCTCCACCTCTATATCCAGTATTAACTCCTATGCTCCATAGTATATATGCTGGATAATTGTATTCTTTCATTCTATTAGCAATTCTTTCTAAGTCCTTTGGAAATTTAATTACTATAGCTGCATTCTTACCCTTTTTCTTCAAACTGAATGCACCTGCCTTATTGCTCCACAAACTTTTTTATATGTAGCATGATCCATACATTCTCTTAAATCATCTGTAGATTTTCCTTCTTTTAAATTTTTGCATCCACAGTGAGAACATGATATATATTTACCACTTCTCAATGTACCTGAAACTTCTTCTGTTATTAAAATATTGTCTTTTTTACATCTAATGCATTTGTAAATTGTATACATACCGTCTATAGTTCTCACCTACCCCTTAACAATAAAAACACATACAAATTAACTGCATGTGTTTTTAAATTTGAATTTATATATAATTTTTGACCATACATAAATTTTATCTTGTAATCTTAAATTTGTATATAAAATATTCCCGTTTTAATCCCTATTTAGTCATAAAATAATCCCGAAATAATCCCTGTTTTATACCATATATATTTAAATTAAAAATATCCAAATACCATACCAAATTTATATAATGCATCTTTCTTCAAGTCATAATACTTGTTTTTATTTATGTTCAACTCCTCAATTACTTCATCATTGCTTATTACACCATCCATAAAATAGGCACATTCTACTATTCTTTTGCTACTATGTGAAAGCCTATCAAGTACATAATTCATTTTATTTACTAGAGTTCTTTTATATTCATCATCTGTTACTGCATCTCCTACTGGATCTGCTATCTTATTATTTTGGCTTAAGACTCCATTAGGTATCGATGCTGTTCCAAGACCAGGCATTTCTATAGATATTTGATAGTAAGGATATTTTTTTAAATTATCTTCAATTTTATCTTTATATTGTTTAAATTCATTTTTATTAATTTCCATATATTAATCACCTATCCCTTATGTTATAATTAGAATAGGTTAATTAGAGAACTAACGTTCCAATGTGCATTCTCTAATTTTTTGAAAGGTGTTCGTAACGAACACTTTTTTATTTTATTAAACAACTAATCTTCTATATTCATTTTTTAAATTTTCTTGACTTAGTTGTGCATATATTTGAGTAGTAGATGGAGTAGTATGTCCTAAAATGCCTTGTACCCCTTCTATTCTCATTCCAGAATTTAACAACCTTGTTGCTTGAGTCCTTCGAAATTTATGACAATGCACTCTTTCATCAATTTCAGCTCTGTTCTTAATCTTTGATATAATAAGTTGCAATGCTCGTACCTTAATATGTTGATGTGGAGCTTTATCTGATATAAATAAATATCCACTTACTCTATTCCCAATATAGGCTTTTAAATGAATCTTAGCTTTTGTAGAAAAATAAACTACTCTTTGTTTATTTCCTTTCCCAGTTACAATAATGCTTCTTTCTGCAAAATTAATTTCTTCTATCTTAATTTCATCAAGTTCACTTATTCTGCAAGCGGTACTATCTAATAATTCAAATAAGCATTTTTCCTTTTCTGTTTCACATGATTCTCTAAGCATTTCTACATTTTCAGCCTTATAAGGCTGCTGAATAACTCTTGGTACTTTAGTTTGCTTTAATTTAAAAGCTGGATTTTTTAATATATATTCTTCCCCCTGCAACCATCCAAAGAAACCTTTTAACATTGTTATATAACCATTTACTGTTGTTGCCTGTTTTTCTTTACCTAGCACCGCTAAAAACATTCTTAAATCCATAGTTTCAATGGTGTTGCATGGTCTTGTAAAAAATTGGTCTAGTTTAATTAAAAATAATCTGTAATTATCTATAGTTTTCGAACTTAAGCCTTCTAACTTCTTACATGCTAGATATATTGATGCTTTTTCTTCTATATCACTCGCAACTAGATCTGTGCATTTACTTCGAACTTCATAATCGTACAAAGTTTCATCTATAACTTTTTTTACATCTAGTTGTAAGCTTAAATTTTGTTCTAATATAGACAATAATAACGTTAATTTTCCTAACAATCTTATGCTGGCTTCTTCGTTTAAGTTACTCATTTAATTTCTGTCCTCTCTCTAATGTATTTTTGAGGTGTTCCTGAAGAACACCTTATTTTAGTATTACGACCTAACCTTGCGTTGTTGGAATATCTTTTTTTTCACAGACTACTATTCGATTAACGATTCACTGGGGATTTTCACTTTCAAATACTCCAAATGAACTGTATCATTTGTCCAAATTCTCAACTGATCAGAACTTAGTTGCGGAAAGATTAAGTTGCTTAATACATATGCTCCATCGTTAACAAAGATTTCTACCGTGCTTCGGTCAACAAAAATATCAAGTTTTATTTTCTCATTTAAAGGAAAAACATTCTTAACAATTCTTGGATTAGTAAACATTTCATTGTCTATAATTAATCCACTTTGAGAACGGTCAAATTTAAGTTCATTTGTCTCTGGATCATATATGAGATCAGTATGTGCCCCGTTTCCATCACGTAAAGCAATACCGAAAGCTCCATTTGTTGACTCATCAACGAAAAAAGAAGATTCAATTGAATAAGATGTCACTCCATATATGATTTTTGGTTCTTGGCTTGTTATAATTTGATCATCCCAAAAATCAGTTTCTTGTAAATTATCCCGTAAACCCCAAACAGGAGTTTGGAACATTCTTAATCCCTCTAAAGTAGATTTCAGTCTAAGTTCTCTTACAATCGTAGTATTCCCTACATAATTTTCATAAGGAAGTTGTCTTGTGTATTCCCAGTTACTCATCCATGCCATGTAATAGCGAAAGTTGCCATTGGCAAATGGAGTTTCCCAAGTAACTCCTGTGTAACAGTCTGTCCCATGATCTAACCATTGAACGTCTGTCTCTTGATCTGAAATAAAGGATGTGCCATCAAAATCTCCAATAAAGTAACAAGAACCAGATGTATGACCATAATTAAAACCATTCGCACAGGGCATGAGTACCCACTTTTTATTATTGGGATTATCGTCTACATTGATTTGAAACAAGTCGGGACATTCAATAATTCCAATATCTTGTCTTACAAATGAAGAAGCATACGCCCAATCTTTTAGATTTGTTGATGTATAAAATCCAACCTTATCAAACTCTGCCATAATCATCACCCATCTTTGAGTGGGTTCATACCATATGACTTTAGGGTCACGAAAATCTGCATTACCTGTTGAGTTATGCTGTACAAGACCATAATAATTAAATGAAGATCCATTATCTGTACTGTACCATAGATGCGTTGATTGAGATTCAGGTGGCATTGTTACTAGTGCAATGATAGCTCCTTCACCAAAACCTGCCGTATTGTTTGTATCAACTACCGAACTTCCTGTCCAAGGGTCTCCTGCAGGATTGCCACCATATTTATGAATCGCAACAGCTTTTCTCTTCCAATGTACTAGATCAGTTGAGGTGGCATGTGCCCATTCAGTCCCATTTCCTCCCCAAGAAAAATCATCATTGTAGAGATAGTAAAGATGATGAACTCCGTTGATGTAGATTGGTCTCTGGATGTCATTCATCCATTCATTTTGTGGGGTAACATGGTAAAGTGGTCTAAAATTTTCTGTCATAAATAATTCACCGTTCCTTTTTATTTATTTAGTTGTGTCGTCCTTTCTTTAGTTTGTTTATTGGTAAAATAAGTCTCGTAAAATGTGTAACGTAATCAGGAAAATTACAATCTAAAGGTGTTCCGCAATACGGTGGTTCTTCTATAGGAAAACTCCACCACAAACAATCTCCGTAATCTTCGCCCCATTCTTCAATAGGTTTTGGTTCGTTTGCATCTTCTAATTCTCCCAATCGTTTAACAGCATTGCTATAAGCAAAGAAAGCATCATAATCATTAAATTCTTTTGCTTTATGCTTAAAGTTTTTCAGGTCGTATTTAAAGCAACCTATTGTTTTTTCTGTCAATCTATCCATAACTTCACTCCTTCGTATTTTCTACACATTCTGTTTTACTTTTTATACCAATCACAATTTTCCATTATATTTTTTAATTCAGTTTTTGTTGCATTTTCATCTAACATTTTACATACATGATTGCAAAAACATAATTCATTACATTTTAAACAACATTGTCCCGATCCATTGCATTCAGTTTCAAAATCGCATTTACTCATTTCTCTATCCCTCCAATTTACAGCTTGTCTAAGATATTTAGTACGATATATTAAAATCCATACTTATTCTTACGCCATTCACTTGCTTCTTCTGAACAATTCTTATGCATCAATTCACGCCAATCTTCACCAGTTTCAGAATTACTTATACCATCTTGATAAACATTATTACTTTCTATATCTTCTTTTGATATAACTTCATTGCACCAAGAACACTCAACTTCTTCTTTAGATGTATCAATTAATTTTCCAGCAAAATTTTTATATATCATTTATGATTCCTCCTTAAATTTACATATTATGTTGAGGGGAAAAATCCCCTCTTAATTTGCAGTAACCTTAACATTAGCAATTTGTAACCCCTACTAATGTGCCATCTAGTCCTGCAAGTAAATTTAGTTTACTATTGCTTTTAAATTATCATAAAAAATCTTAGTTTCTTCTTCTGAAAGACTCTCTGTATATTCCCCAAAAACTTCTTCTAATGTCTTTTTAGGGTGTTCAAAATAAGCATTAATTATTTTATCTATAACCTCATTTTTTTTATCCATATTGTTTTTCTCTCTTGCTTCTTTTTCAGCTTCTTGTAGTAATCTAGAATAATTTGCACTATTTATCTTACCGACCTTATATCCTGTTGCCATTTCCATACATGAAGCATAATCAATTAATCTTCTACTCTCTTGAATAAGTTTTTGTATATGCTCCATAAAGCATTACCCCCTCATAACATCTAATGTGGCAAACCTTTGATATTGACCCATCCATACTAATTTCGTTGTTTTTGTTCTACCATTTCTATTTTTAGCTGTAATTATTTCTGCAATATTTTTATCTTCTGTTTCTTTGTTGTAATATTCATCTCTATATAAAAAATGAATTATATCTGCATCCTGTTCTATTGATCCTGATTCTCTAAGATCTGATAACATTGGTCTATGATCTGCTCTTTGTTCTGGAGCACGTGACAATTGAGACAATGCAATAACTGTTATCTTTAATTCCTTAGCTAGTGCTTTTAAGTCCCTTGATATGTTAGAAACTTCTTGCTCTCTTGAATTTGTCTTTGTATTCGTTCGTATCAACTGTAAGTAATCTATTATTACAACATCTAATCCCTTTTGTAATTTAAGCTTTCTACATTTTGCTTTTATATCTGATAATAAACTTGATTCATCATCAATAAATAATTTTCTTGCTGCTAAATTATTTGCACCTTCTGATATTTCTAGGAATTCTTTATCACATAACCTACCTTCTGTAATCTTTTCAAATTCAACCATACATCTAGCTGATAGTAACCTATCCATAAGTTGGTCTCTTGACATTTCCAAAGAGAATATTGCTACACTTCCACACTTTGAAGCAGCCTGTCCTATATTTAATGCAAATGCTGTCTTACCCATAGAAGGTCTTGCAGCAACTATCACAAAATCTTCTGATTTAAGTCCTGATGATAATTCATCAATCTCCATAAACCCTGTTGAAATACCTTTCAGCTTGCCACCATTTCTATATCTTTCTTCTAAGATTAAAAGAGACTTTTCAACAGCTTCTGAAATTGTAACAATCTCTTTACTTTGTTTACTTGCAGACACTCTATACAACTCATTTTCTGCTTCCTCTACAGCAATATTTATATCTTCTTCAAAACTTTTTGATATTAGGTTTTGACCAGCTTTTATTAATCTTCTTCTGTTTGATTTTTCTCTTATTATTTCTGCATAGGATTTTATATTAGAATAGTTCATAGCCGATAATGATAGTTCTGATATATAGGAAGCTCCTCCACAGATCACAAGCAAATCTTTTATTTTTAATTCCTCTATAAGTGTTATTGTATCTACTGCAACACCTTTATTAACTAAATTTCTTATAGTTCTATATATCTCTTTATGTTTGCTAATATAGAAGTCTGATTCATTTATAATTGCATCTATATCTAAGAGCTTATCCATGTTTAATATAATGCACCCAAGTAATGTCTGCTCTGCATCTATGCTCTGTGGCAACATTCTATTAATTTCATTCATTTTTACAACTCTCCTAGTTTTGATTTATCTATTTTAACTGGTGCTGATTCTTTAGATTTAGTTATTATAGGAATTCCATTTGATTTATTTAACTCATTTAATGGAAATACACCCTTCCAACTATGCATAATACTATTATCAAGTATTTGCAGTTTATCTAAATCATTATTAGATAATTCATCTAGTCTATTTAAAATTTTCTTTAATGCTAAAGTAGTTAATGATGACCTAACTGTTTTTCTCATTTTTATAAACTCATATAGATTCTTTCTTAACTTTTTATTATCTGTATAAGATTCTATAAGATCATCAAACTCCGTTTTTCTTTTTTCTTTTTTATTATTAAGACTGTTATTATTAGTACCCACTTTTGGACAGGGTTCATTTTGGACATGTCCATTTTGACTAGGTTCAACAAAGTAGCTTGTTTCCTCACTTTGTTGAACATGGTCATTTTGGACAGGTTCATTTTTACTAGGTTCATTTTGAACGTGTCCATCTTGACTAGGTTCAACTTTTGATGGATTAACAACTAATGTATAAATATTGTTAGAATACTTACTTTTAATCCTTATTTTGTCCACAATTATTAAGTTATGGTCTATCAATTCCTTCCTGCATTTATACATCTTTTTTTCAGACATACCTAATTCTGCACAAATCAACTCTAGTGAAGGAAATGCATTTCTTCCTGCCCCTGCAAAACTACATATATATGCATATACTGCTTTGGCTCCAAGTGATATGTCTTTATTTCTCATGATTGTTTTAGGGATAATTCCATATCCTTCTTTATATATTCCAGTACAAAATAATTCATCCATTATCTTCACCATTCCTTCACATTACTCTATCTTTGGATGTTTTTCACGAAACCATATATATACATCCTCTGATATTTTATAGCCGTGTTTGGGCGTAATTCTTTTGCCTTCTTCAACTTCTATTTCTTCAACTTTTTCAAATCTAGATGGCTTTATGTTCATACAACTTATCCTTCCAAATCCAGCTAATTCAATATTTAGTATTAAATCATTAATTTCAATTTTAGACGTATAAAATATACCTTTTACAGCTTCATTTGAAATTATAAATTTAGGTTGACTAGCGAAAGTATCCAAGGCTTCTTGTAGTTCATTTAAAACATTATTATTGACTATAGGACTAATATCATTAGCTTGGTCATTATGCATTTCATCAAGCAATTGTTTATCCAGTTTACTTTCAACTGGCTGCTTAATCCCATTAATTAAAATTTCAACTTCTTCCTTTGATTCTTTAGGATCTAAAGCTTTAATTTCTTTATGAATTACGTCCTGTTCATCTTTGGTAAGACTACTAAGAGTATGTGCTTGAGTTAACGTTATTTCTTCTTTATCAAGCTTCTCTTTTAGTGGTTCAATTAAATCTTTATCTACCTTTTGATAACGTCCTACTTGCACTCCTGAAAGCTTCATATCCTGCCCTATTAGGTCTCTAATCTTTCCCTTAGGTAATTGATCTCCATTAGTCTTCTTTTGCTCATAGATATCTTTAAGTCTCTTAATTCCTTCCATCTTTTCAGAAGGTAATAGTTCTCTTTGCTCAACATTTGCCTGTATAAGCATTATCTCTGCATCTAAATCGCTAATTTCTTTAACCTGGCATGGTAATGTTTTATACCCCAAGCTTTTAGCTGCATGAAATCTTCTTTCACCTGAAATAATCTCATAAGTACCATTGTCCTTTTTCCTTGCAACCAAATTATGAATTAATCCATTTTCTTTAATAGATTCTGCAAGCTCTTCTATCTCTCTAATTCCATAAAAATTATTTGAAGATGGAACTAGATTATTTATATCTAGTTCCTGTGTAAAACTTTCCTTTTCTACTCCGTTAATTTTAGCTGCTAACCCAGTTAAATAAGACGACATTGTAATTCATCAACCAATACTTTATAGTCTTTTGATGCATTAGCTCTGTTATTAAAGTAAATTAATGGAGTAGATTCAAATGTACTTTTAATAACATCAACGTTTTCTCTTATAGTTTGCTTAAAGAGTAGATTTCCCAATTCACCCCTAAGCTCTTCTTTTATCTCTCTATTTATTTTTGTGGCCCTTTCCATAGTTATAAATACACCAAGCAAATTTAATTTTTCATTAAATTCTTCTTTAACAGAATTAACGCTACCATTCAAATATTCAAAGCCATCTAGTGAGAATTTATCTATTTTAAGGGGAACTAGAACGTGATCACTAGCAGCTAATGCATTTATAGAAATCATTCCAAGTGATGGTGGACAATCTATAAGAACATAGTCAAATTCTTCTGTGTTCTTATTATCTAACCATTTTTTAAGTCTTGTTTCTCTAGCTCGTTTAGTGTCTGCCAAAATTTCTGACTCACTTGCAATAAGATTAATATTCGCTGGTACAAGCCATACATTGTCATATTTAGTTATGGTTACTCCAACATCCTCACCTTTTAGTAAATTATAAGATCCTAGCGAATTTGGATAATACAATCCTAAATATTTTGTTGCATTACTTTGTGGATCTAAATCTATTAATAATACTTTATACCCTTGTTTTCCTAATTCAGCTGCAACATTAACAGTAGATACTGTTTTTGCAACTCCACCTTTAATGTTCAAAAATGATATTACCTTACTCATACTTGTACCGCTCCCTTACATCTATTTAATGCATTCCAACACCTTTTACATATCTCAATAAATTCTCCAGGAGTTGTCTTCTTACCAAAACTTGTCTTATTAAATTTTATGTCATCTATAGTCATACCAAAAATAATCCTATAATCTTCTTCACTAACCTTAGATTTTAATTCATTTAAAAATTCTAAAACCATGTGTTTACTTTTCCTCCATTTCAATTTATAATGGAGATACGGATTGCAGTCCGTATCTAAAACAATTGTGAACCTTTATGTAAGGTTCTTTTTTTATTCCTTGCATAAATTACATTTCTTATAATCACCGCAACAAAAATTTATTAGCTGCTTTTTCCTGCATTCTTTATCCACAATTTTATTACATAACTTATGGCTATTGTGGATAAAACTTGGACATTTTATTGTACACATTTTAATTGATCCCCTCTCAGCTCTGTATGATTTTCTGACATGTCTTTTAACCATTTTTCAAACATATCTTTATTAACTTGTATCTTTCTGCCAACTTTAAAATAAGGAAATGTTGAATCTGCCTTATAAGTTTCCTCCAATAAAGTATTTCTTCCTATTCCAGAAATAGCTGCACACTCCTCAAGTGTATATGTTAATTTTTTTTGTTTTTGTGCCTGCAAATTATCATTCTTTAGTTCCTGTAATGTATAAAGTATTTCTTCTAAAATTTTTTCCATCGCTATTCTCCTCCTTCAATTGTTGATTTATCTATGGCTATTAATAAATCATTCGTAAGCCCTGAAAGTTTCTTTAAATTCTCAACTATATAATCTACTGCTGGCTTTTCATCTTCTGTTATTTGGCCATCCTCAACTATATCAAGTAATTTCTTCCCCATCTGTCCCCCTTCTCCTAAAAGATTAAATATATTAATTGATAACTTATAAATATTATTAATATTTTCTTGATTCACTGGACTTATCGTAAGTTTTCCTATAGGACACTCATGAGTGCAATAATTATTCATTAATTCTGGAGAATTATAGGCATCTGCCATCTTAACAACTACATCAACTGGCACTTGCTTACACAATCCTAATTCATAATTTGTTAAACTATCCTTACTTACTCCAATAGCTTCGGAAGCACCTTCTCTACTTTTAAATTTTTCATTAAAATCAGATGCTCCTATTCTCGCTTTACGATAAATATTTTCTTTTACTGATTTACTCATAACTTGCACCTCATTCTATACGTTTTAAATATTCTTCTACTCTCAAGCTGAAAATCACTGAGTGTGATTACTCTTAAGTATTTAGGACATGCTTTTCTAAAAAATATGTAATCAAATTACACACTTTTGTATATAAATTGGACTAGCTTTCTATGTTATATGTAGCATTTTAATAATATAATTTATTTAATTGATTTAAAATCACATTTTTAATCAAAAAAAATTCTTATAAATTCTGAATCACTTATTGTAAAAATTTTTTTTAGTTCTTTTAACTCGTTAACACTAAATGGATTATTGCCATTTTCTTTTTTCGTATAGCTATTAGTTGCTATGCCTAGCTTATCCGCAACATCTTTTTGTGTTAATGATTTTTTTATTCTGAGTATTTTTAAATATTCTGGCAACAAATTTTTATTACACCCCCTATGTGATTTCAAATCATTTATCTTGATTTTATTATAGTGACTTAAAATCACAAAGTCAAGCATTATCGAAAATAATATTGATTATAAATCACATTTATTGATTATAAATCACATTAAGAGTACTATTTATATGAGGAGGGTTGCTTTATGACCACATTTGCCGAAAGATTAAAATACGAGAGATTAAAGAAGAATTTAAAACAAAGTGAATTAGCAGATGCTTTGTTTTTAGATAGAAGTTCTGTTTCTAAATATGAAACTGGTAAACAAATTCCTGAAACTCCTACATTAGAAAAATTAGCTCACTATTTTGAAGTTTCTATTGATTATCTTCTTGGTAAGAGTAATATAAGAACTTATGAAACAATAGAATCGAATTTTATTGAAAACAACTATACAATAGATATTCCAAAAGAATATGTAGATAAGTATAAAGTTACTTCTAGAGATAAAAAACAATATTTAGAAGAAATGAAAAAAGCTAATGAAGCTTTCTTTATGAATGATGAACTTAATGAAGAAGCAAAAAAAGAAATGTTGGATTTAATGTCTGAATTATTTTGGGAAGCTAAAACTATGAATAAAAGGAAAAAATAATAAGGTGGGGTTTTAGTGATAGATTATAAAAAGAAGGTTCGAAGCCTCATAAAAAAATACAAGACTAGAGACCCTTATACCATATCTAGAGAATTAGGGATTATAGTTAAGTTTGTACAACTATCTCCCCATTCTCCTAAAGGTATATTTAAAAAGGTATTGAGAAGAAAGTTTATTATTATAAATACTACTAGAATAATTGATGAATTTGATTATAAAATGGTTCTTGCTCATGAATTGGGACATGCAGTAAGACATTGTAGTAATTCAGCATTCTTTCTACATGACCATACATTATATGCTCGTGGAAAATTTGAAAGAGAAGCTAACGAGTTTGCTGCTGAATTATTAATTAATGAAAATGAATTGGATAAATTCTATTTACAGAATTGTTCAATAGATCAAATAGCTTTATGTTATGAAGTTCCTATTGAATTAATTAAATATAAATTTAATTTAAATTAAAGATGTGTTCGTGACGAACACCACATAAAAAAATAAAATTTGATAATAATAAATTCTATATATACTCCAGTTGCTTTAACAACTGGCTAATTTATAAAGTTAAAAAGAACATACATTCGTAAAAAGAGGTGGAATCATGGCAGTTAAAACCAATTGCGTTAAAAACGGTAAAAAATATTATAGATTAGCTATTACACTTGGTCGTAATTCGGAAGGTAAACTTATAAGAAAAGAATTCTATGGTAAATCCAAATCAGATGCCGAAGAAATGAGAGATAATTATTTAAATAAAATTAATTCCGGAATAAAAAAAGATTTTGATAAACTTTATGTAGGTAAAACTATGAACAATTGGTTAATTGAAGTTGTAAAGTTATCCACAAAACCGTCCACATTTGATAGATATTATGGCATATATAAAAATTACATTGAGGATACTACTTTATCATTTCTGAAACTTAATGATATACATCCTACTGATATTCAAAAATATTATAATGCTTTAAAGAAAAAAGGCAAAACCAGTTCTGTCATTTTCAATTTAAATAAATTATTAAGGTCATTTTTCAATTATGCAGTTTTACAAGATTATATAATTAAAAATCCATGCATGGCAAATAAAGTTAAGATTCCTGGTAACTTAAGAATGGAAAAAAAAGATATCACAATCTTTAATGACAATGAACTAAAATTAATTTTAAATGCTCCAGAAGACTCTCTAATAAAGTTCATAGCATTAGTATGTATTTGCACTGGTATGCGTCGTGGAGAATGTATGGGACTTAGATGGAGTGATTTAGACTATGTAGGCAATGAAATACATATTCGTCGTGCTGCTAAAACAGTAGCTATTTATGATGAAGATATGAAAAAACATTATGCTCCAACTATACAAACTACAAAAACTTATGATAGCGAGCGTGATATTCCTCTTCCAAGTAGCTTGAAAAATATATTGGAAAATATCAAAGAAAAACAAGCCATACAAAAAAAGAAAGCTGGAGATAGTTATATAGATAATAATTATATTTTTTGTAATGAAATTGGTGCTTTAATAGATGATAGTAATCTATCAAGATCCTTTTCTAGATTTTTAAAAAGACTTGGTGTAACATATAAGCACATACATTGCTTAAGACATACTTATGCTACTAAGCAATTTGAAAATGATATTCCATTAAAAACAGTTTCCGAGTTATTAGGTCACAGCACTACAAAAATGACATCAGACACTTATACTCATGTGTTAAAAAAACATAAAGCTAAGAGCATTGATATACTAGACACTCTCTAGTGTGGGAAAAGTGTGGGAAAATAGTAAATAGCAACGTTTTATAATCGTTACAAAACGTTGCTATCACTTACTTTATGGTGCACTTGGTGAGATTCGAACTCACGACTTCTGGATTCGAAGTCCAACGCTCTATCCAACTGAACTACAAGTGCATAATGTATTAATTTATTTGTATATAAATAAAAACAACTGTAAACAGTTGTTTATTGGAGCGGGTAGTGGGAATCGAACCCACCTTTCCAGCTTGGAAGGCTGGAGTATTACCGATATACGATACCCGCATATACAATTTATTTTCTATTTAACTTTATTGGAGCGGAAAACGAG